GCCTAACCGCTTTTCGTGATAATATGCTTTATCATTAGCCTCCTTGGTTACAAATGTAATTCCATATTCACTATTGGAAATAGGAATCGGTCGCCACGCCCTGAACATATCTCTAGTCAGCGTTAAATCTACATATCCAACCTGACGACCCAAGGCTTGTCTAAATTCTTTGTAACCCCCTTTAAAATATAGCCACTTAGCCCCATACTTCGCCTTGCGCTTTGCTGTTTGCCTAGCGTTGGCAATGCCCGGAAATTTCCCGGCTATCTTAACCCATCCCAAAGGTTTTGTAGAATACCCCTTTGGAATGATTGGGGTATTATCCTGTTTCTTACCTTGTTGTTGGATTCTGCCCTTAATAGCCGCAGCCGTATTGATTGTTGCTTCCCTTAATATCTTATTAGCCTTCCTAGCATCAACAAAGTTCGCGTTCTGTTGAGTAAGGAAATCCTTTGTGCTATTGTAACTTGGCATATTTTTTTAATTTTTTTTTGCATTAATGAAAAAGCCCATACCTTTGTGCCTCATTAAAACACTTACAAAATGGTAAACATTATAAGCCCTAGCACTTTAATTACAAATCTACCCGATAGCTCGTATGTGAATATGACAAATTTTGTCAATGATATGGGGATGGAATCTAAATTCAACACAACTGCGGAGCAAATTGTTGAAATGGGTAGAAATATGCTGATGTCAATTCAAGTCAATGTTCCACACAAATTTGTTCGTTATGGTTTTGAGTTCTATAATGACAATCCAAAAAATAAGAAAATTGAGTGTTGCCTTGAATTTATGATTAGCATAGTCAAGGATTACACGATGGAGTATGTATTTTCAAACGCTATGGCGTTTATCGCAAAACAAAGAATGAATCCAACCATAGACGATACAAACAAGTTGTTTACTTTTACTACAAACGAAGGCAATGTGATTATATTGAGAAATATTCCACTTGGTTCTCTTGAGTTTATTGATTTACCTAATCTTGGATTAGTTGAACCTGAAAAGGCTCTAATTCTTAAAATTGATTAATGATTATGAACAGATTTGTTAGAAATTTGCTAAAAGAAATTTTCTTTAAAGGTATTGTCGTTTTAATCTACACCGTGCTATTTGGGCTTCTAGCATATAGGCTTTGGCAGAAAATAAACTAATCCAATACGGAGTTTATAACCTATTGGAAACCGCAGAAGAAAAAAAGGGTGGGAGGATAATCAGCCCGAATAGTAAGGTTATCCTTCTTGAGTTTTACAAAAACGATATGGTCTTAATTTGTCGCTTCGGGAACTATCAGGACTCAATGATAGTGCGCAGCAACATCCTAAAATAATTTTTGGTTTGGTTAGCATTAAAGAACCAAGGCTTTGTCTTGGTTTTTTTTATCTAACTCCAACCATTCCGCGTTTTTTATAGTCTTGATATTGCTCAAGGCTAATCGGGTATAATTCGTGCTGACAATTATACCCACCGCAATAACTGAAAATAGTAGTCTTTGTTGTGTTGGGCATCCTGCCCTCCCACTTGCCTAGGTCAGCCCACTTCTCAACTTGTTTTCTAGTAAAAGCCCTTCCACTTCTAGCCTTGCAGAATGGGCGCGAATCCGTTACTATGATTCCCGCGTAAAGGAAATACTCAACATTCAAATCATCTGAAATGGCGTTAAGGTATTCTCTATTGAACACCATCACCGCATCGCTTGTGGTTTGCTTGATATACCTTTCAAGGAATGGCTTTTCGAGCGCACTTCCTTTTATGTACTTCCGTAGCGTTTTTTGTAGTTCTGCACTTGAGCCAACGCCCGACACATAGGACTTTAAAACCTCCTGAATTGAGGTCGCAAAGTTATCCCTTATCTGCGCCCCCAATAACATATCCTTTGTAAGATTGATATTGGCGTTCAGAATCTCTCTGTAAAGGGCTTTCTTTTTAGAATAGTCGTCTAGTATCAAACTCATATAATCATCCGTTAGAGAGGCTAGGGTGGCGTACCCTGCGACTATGGCGGCAACTTGACCTTGATAATCTTTGTTGTTTATAAGCGCATCAGAAATTTTGCGCTTTAAATTAATGGTTTCACGCAGGGTCTTAGCCCTGTCCTTTGGGTCTAGTGAAAGTTCAGAAACAATACCGACAACTTCATCAGATAATTGCGAAAATATCCTAGGAAGAGAAGCATCCATATTTGAAATTATGGATGCTTGTAGTTCTTCTATTTTGATGATAATGTCCTCTTGCTCCTTGCTTATCATTAAGCAACAACTTTAGTTTCGTTGATATTTGTTGTGTCCATCAACGGAATCATATTTTGCTCAATCATAGCAAGTTTCAAGCCCGCCATTTTGTACACATCGACCCTTTGTTCGGATAGGTTCTTGGTGTACCAAGCAGGGTTGTCCTGTGATAGAACCATTATGATAGATGGTAGGTTTGTAGAGAGTACAAAATCAAGTTTTGAGCAACCATTGGTTTGAACCAATATGGTCTTTTCATCTGTTGATTTGAACGGAAGTGGGTCTAGCGCGTTTACTATTTTAAGGTAAGTCTTTTGAATACTATTCTCGCCATATAACTTCTCTACATAGTCCATTTCAATTCCGTGAACAATGATTGGGTTGTAACCATTTCTACGCGCTTCAGATAGCATCACAGAAATAGTCGCAGGTGTCAATACATCGAAGTCCGTTGGTATGGTTATATCGGGAAGCGCAGCCTGTACCCTTTCATCGGTCATAATAGCCGAAGCGAATAAGTTGTTATATCGCTGAAACAAGATATGGTAACAGGCAATCCTGTAAACCTTAGCTAAGTGAATACAAACAGAATAACAGAATGTGTTAAGTTCTTTTCTGTCGTATTCTTTCGCTATGCCCGATTGACTTCCGGGAATCTGACCCAATATTTCAAGACCAATGGCTTTGAATCCTTGATATTCCTTGTAAATAATATCCTCTTGAAAAAGCCTCACAGAATCCACAGGGCGTTCGATGTAGCCCGCAGGTGGAATTGGTGGAACTATTGGATTCGGGTTGATAGCGGAGATTCTATCTATGTTAATCTCCATCATTCCGAATGGCGATGATGAAGCCCTACCTGTTCCGTTACATTGATTGCAATTAGCCTGTTCGTGCTTTTGATTTACAATCGTACCCGACCCATTACAGGTTTTGCAAGAAGTCAATTTCATTGCCCACTTCTGCGGTAAGGCGTGAACTGCGAACATTACATTCAAATCATCTGTCCTAAACAACACCTCGTTCCACGCAGGTAAGCAAGGGGCTAGAACAGAATCATATATCAAATGACCATCCTCTTCCTCATATATGATATTACCCACTTTGATAACAGGTAGGTATTCAAATGGGAAAAGCATTGGAAATATTTTAAAAGGGCTTGGGTCGCGATATTGCCCAATCTGCCTAAAAAGAAAAAGACCTTCTTTAGTAATGGCTAAAAATTGCTGCCATTTCTTTTTGTTTTCATCCTCCCATTCTTCAACTTCAACGATAACCCAATCCTCTTCTTCGTATATCAAGTCCTCACTTCCGAAAACTTGTGGATATGGTTTAGACCAATCCAAAACAGGAGTTGATTCAGGCTCTTCAATGAACTTATCAAGTCTAGGAAGAATGGCTACAATCGCGTTTGCATCTTGTAGGTATGTTTTCAGAAAGACATTGAAAAGCCAAGTTTCCAAATTTGGAACTTTTGGCATCAAGTTCTTTACATAGTATTCAAGCGTATTTGGATTCGCTTGGTTCGCTATCTTTTCAGCGATACCTGTTTTGTTAAAATCAGATTCAAAACGGATTTTAAAATCATCGGCTTGCTGAATCTTTTGAAGAAAAGTGAAAACCCTTCCTGTGGCAACCTTAGTTGGTGCTTGCCACCTGCGCCTTCTATACTCGCGCATCCAAGGCTCTTCGCTTGGATGTTGAGTGCGTAGGAGTTTTTCAGGGTACTCATTTTCAAAATGGTACTCAAGTGCCTCCGCTTTTTCGCGGCTTTCCTCTATATACTCACAACGACCTTCTCTGATTTCATCATCAAGAAGAGTTTTGTAAAGTACCCTGATTAAATCCTCCATTTAATTATGATGCTACTACTACTACCGTAATGTCAAGTGTACCAAAAACACAACCTGAAGTATTTGTAACGCTAATTGTTACAAAATATGTTCCTGTTGCAGAACCAACCGTAATAGCACCTGTTGATGGGTTTATTGACCAATCATTAGGTACAACAGATGCTCCATCCTGTAATCCCCAAACCTTAGTTCCGGCAGCCAAACCTGATTGGTTTAATGTGGCTTGATTTGGATTTGCTAGAACACTATTTTGACTAACATTATCAAAATAATCTGTTGGAGTTCCACCACCAATTAATTCAATATCAAAATAAAGACCCTCAAGGAAGATATTTGTATCAAATGGGCTTGGCAATGGGTTGAACTTAGAAATCCAAGTAACGGCTACTTCAGCCATTTGATAGGTATTCAGTTCAGCCGTAATGATTGGGTCGCCAATTACGGTGATGTAACTTCCACTAGCATCCCAAATACGATTTGGTGTGAAATAGTAGAAATCGTACAACTGCGATGTTCCAAGAATTTGATTGTAAAAATCTATGTTTGAGGCGATTACGCCTTGCATATCCTGATAAGTTAGGGTATGAGTTTTTGCAAGGGCTTTCGTGTTTTGCATACCGCGACCTGTTGTGGTTGCAGTATCAGGCTTTGGTTTTTCGCCACTTGTATTAAACACCAAGTAACCTTCGCCATCCACCATAGATTGGAAAAGAGAATCAAGCCATTCCTGCGGAGTGCTTTTATCAATAGCTGAAGCTGCGGACTTTTTAACGAACGCAACCGCAATGATTTTATTCTGAAATTCGGGGTCGCATTGGAAATTTTGGTAGCAACCGACCGTTGGACAAGCCAAACTGTAAACTGACATATTTTAATCTTTTAGCAAGTTATACAACTAGAGTTTTTGGGCTGAAAGCCCTGAACTAGTGCCTGAAACTTGACTTGCGCCAATGTTTCAAATGATGATTGCGTAGAGAAATCCTGAATCGTGGCTACTTCAATATCTCCCTTCACAAATATATTCCTATCGTTCCAAACAAAATACGGATGTCGGGTGGCATCGACTAACGCAAGTTGTGTTTCGCGGTCTAAGAAATCTGTATGCAAATCTACGCTTAAATCTTGTTTATTTTGAGGTCTGCGATGAACTCCGTTTGATTGGCGATAAATACTTTCTGTAATTATGGGCTTATCACCGCCCCCATTAATACCCAATCTAATCCTTTGTCGCCAATTATCGTAGTATTCAAAGCCCTGCGCAATAGAGTTATTGTCCGACCAATATTCGATAATTGTTGAGAAACAATCCGAGGCATCAATCCTAATGATGTTGCTGATTGAATAAAGATAAAATCCATCTACGCCCGCATCTTCATAAAGACCAAATCGGTAGCAACCCGCCTTGGCGAATGGGATTAGGCAGTTTGTATTAAATTGTGTTGCGATTGGGATAATTGGACATTCAAAGGAATTAGAGGCAAAAACTGTAATCCAAGTTGTTGGAAATACTGTGGCATCACTAATTTGATTTTCAAACCTATAAATATCCCCACATACCGCATCCTCTATTGTACAAGTAAATGTATAAACCCCTCCTGATTCTGTTAATACCACCGGAGGAATTATAGACAATCCCGCATCCTCAATATTGGTAATCGTGTATGGGTTAGAAGGATTTACAAAAGATAATCCACCAAACTCAATTTGAACATCATTCTTATAAATCGCAAAATTTAAATTTGTAGCTGCTAGGTCGTTTAATTGACTTACATTAATTAGATAGGCATCCCATCCTGCTGCATCTAATTCGTATGTCATTATTAATTGACAAGGTGGACAATCGCAATCTGTTGGTGGTTTTATTGCTTCTCCAATATTTTGAATGAACATCCCATTTTCATCAAACAACCCAACCTTGACAGAATCTAAAAATTCAAGATTTGCCTCTTCTTTGTTTATGTTGAATTGCAAATTATCTCCCGGCATAGCGGGCATTTGGTAGAACTCAGGAGATTCGTAGCACCCCGAATTAAACTCACAAAAATCTAATTCATAGTACCACCCTAAAAACAAGTATGAACTTGGTGTTAGTGGCTCATACGGCATTTCAACCGAACCATCGTATGTAAGCAAAAACCCATCAGGAGTATAACTTCCTGTTCGATTAAAAAAACGCTGCCATAGCCAAGAACCATCAAGTCTGCCAACAAGGGTATAGACATACCCTTTTGGACTATTGTAGATATTAATCTGAACCCTTTCAGAAGTTACCGCAGAATATTCAATCGTTTTATCCCATCCATCAGGAACGGTTATAGAATTGAATAAAGCCAATATTGATGAATATGTAGAATCAACAAGGCTTGCACCAATTATCTTCTCCATCAAACTAACAATATATTTTTCATCAGGCGGTTGCTCTGAGAAAGAAAATATCCTTGCGTTTTGATATTGACTTGTATTTGCAGGGAATCTTGAAGGGTTGTTATCGCTATTCAATTTCCAATTTTTCCCCCGCGCTAAACCACTTGTTGCAACGCCTGTTGTTGGATTGTAGGTGTAGGTTGAAGGGAAAAACGCAGAACCATTTTGGTCTGCAATCAACAATGCCCTCGCCACATCTTGCTCTGTATTGATTAGCGCAGCATCAAAAGTTCCACTATAAGCCCCAACGGCGAATGGGGAAAGGGTCGCGCTTATTACAATATTTGTTATACTATCATTAAAGCCAACAATAATTACCGCCTGAGTATCATCGGTCGCAATCAAAGATTGATTATAAATAATGATAACAAAGTCCGAAGTAGTCAGATAATTAATCTGTAAAAGCAAATCCCCATAGTTCGGTGGAATATTATACTCATTTACTATCGCGGTAACTTGTGAAAACAATTCATCTATTGTAAGACCAATGGCATTTGCGGGAAGCCACGATGCCAATTCTGAATGTAATTCATCTAATAAATTACTAATCACAAGATTGTCGGGATAGAAACCCGCGTTCCATCCTGACTCAAATCGGTAAAATGGGTTGATTGTTGCCATTAATAAGTTGTTGTCTTGGATTGGTAAGTAAAAGTTCCGTTTACTAAAAGTTCTTGGTTTGAAGAAATCGTAGTACTATGTTTTGAACTTAACACGCAATACCAAGGTTCAAGGGAAACCCCACTTACAAGTTCAATTATTGCACCTTGGTCGAGAAAATTTGCTTGCGTTGTATTGCGAACAACTCCGTGTCCACTTACAACAAAATTCTCAGTATTTTGAAATGGTAATGGAAAGTAAAGTAAAAATGTGTGATTATTTGGACTTTGATTGAATTTTCCGGTACAACTTGCCATAAAACTTATTGTAACATTGTCATTCACCACCAAATAAGTAGCTTGAACTTTGTCAATCGCAACTAAGGATTGGTTACTAAAAACAACAATATCCCCACCCCCAACATTCAAATCATATAAATTATTGGCATCAAGACCATCCTTAAAATATTGAGAAATTCCCCATCCGGTTAGATTGCTTCCCGTATGTGAATAAAATTCGGGAGGACTTGCGGTTCTTGTCAAAAACCGACCAAAATAAGGTTCTTCCTTTTGAGCAATATTTTGGACATTCCTAAGAATTGGTCTTTGACTATTATCAAATATAACATTCCCCGCAAAAGCTGATGCCGAATCTATAAGATATAGACTACTTCCTAATTGAAAAATGAGGTCTGCTCCTTGGTCAGTTAATACATTATCAAGTGTAAAAGGTGGATTAGCACCTAAATTCGTATAGAATTGAAATGTGTCTAATGCATTATCCCCTAACGCCCTTTTACCTTGAATTGGATAATAACAATTAGAATCGGGATAGCCAACTCTAATATTTTTTACATCAAATTCAAATTGCGTTTTTGCGAAAAATATAATATCCCATAGTGTACTAAAAATATCAAATCCTTGCGGAATAAGATAATATGCCCCGATTTGCAAGGCTTGGGCATCAATTAGGCTTTGAAAGTCAGTTAAAGAATTAAGTTGGAAGAAATCCCCTTGATACCTTCGCAAACCAAGAATTGTAATTGTGTTTGATGCTTCAAACTTAAAAATTAAAGTATCTCCACCATAGGTTTGAATATTCTGATTTGGTTGCATTGATGACCCCGCCCCCGCATTTAAAAGACACCCATCTATAAAAGTTGCGTAAAAAATTGAACCTACATTTCCAAAAAAATTGTCGATTTGATTACTTCCACTAATGAAAATCGAATTGCCTTCTACTGCGGTTAAATCAATGGCACTTCCACTTCCAATAGGGGTCGCAACTTGGTTTTGAACGAATTGGGCGGTCATTGTTACTAATCCCGCAAAATTCGCCCCACCTTCGGATTGCAAAAGACCGTAGAAATTGTTTGTACCTTCATAAAAATTTTCGTCTTTAAGGTTTGCCGTTGATTCTCCGACATTATCATTATAAATGCGGTGGTTTTCGGGTACAATTTGACCCGATGAATTATCAAGAAAGGTTGCATCGCTTTCTGATTGTAGTTGCGCTCTTGTCTTAACTGCCATAATTTTATGAGTATGCGGATGAATATGCTTCTGAATATGCGCCCCCTTCCGGTGGTGGTTCGGGGTCGGCTATGTTAGAAGCGATTAATTTAAAAGTCGTTGTACCGCCGTTTGCATCTTCAGGCTTATTTGTCATATCCAAGATATAACCCGAAACGCTTAGACTCCCACTTATGAGTTTTATTTTCCCATAAGATTTATTGTCTGACAAATCTATAAAATCGCACAGACTCTGTGGATAAGTAAATTGAATTTCTATTGGTTTAAATAGATACTGAGATTTTGTAGGTCTGAACAGACTAGGATATATATCCGTATTCTCAGAAATCAAACAAGCATTGCAACCTTCTTGACACGGCTCTAGCGTATCATCAATGAAACTACTATACGATGTTTGATACTGACCTACTTGAAAGTTCATACGCGGATTTACCAATCCGTAGGTGTGCATACCCAATTTCTTCCACCAACGAAGTGCGTTTCTCGCAGGTGTTATGAAAATATTGTAAAGGGCTTTCACCTCGCTATTGGAAGTGTTTATCCGCGATGAACTCATTGAAACCGTTCCCGCAGCGAAAACCACCGTTCCTGTTTCTGTGCGTTGCTTGTACTCGCTATTCTGAATATCGTTAATCGTTAATTCATTCCTGTTGAGCCAAATTATAAACAGATTGTAGTCATTTGGTCTATCGGATGAACCTGAAGTATCTTGAATTTGTTCCAATCGCCTACTAACCTCAATCGCATATCCTTCCGCGATAATTGGCGACATTATTTCAAGTTTTTTACTTGTTCCCTCACTCATTGCCCTATTATTAATATAATAGTTGCGGTCGGTATGAATCGCCCAAATACCTGAAACCTGAATGTTCTTCCACTTATCCTCATACCCAATCACAATTTGATTGGCTAGGTCTGTGGTCATTGCGCTTTGGGTTACCTCTCCAACATTGATTGCCGTAAAGTTTATCTCGTTTAAATAGAAATAATCAAGGCTTTCAATCCTTACCTTCCACCCACCATTGACATACACAAAATCCCATCCTAGGCAAAAGATAGAATTAAGACCTTCAAATAATTTATCGAATGAAATCTTAAAACTATTCTGTTCTACATCAGCAAGTGGGTTACAAGGATTTTCTAATTGTCCAAGAGTTTTGGCTTGTCTAATTTTTAGCCCTGTTGTCAGCGCGTAATTCCAATAACAACCATCTTGATTTTTAGAAAAGGTTTCAGAAATTAAACCATCGGGGTCGCCTGTTATGATATGAACTAGTCTGCGCAAGAAGTTCTCCGCCAACATAGTTTCTGCAAAAGATGAATATGCGGCTGAGTTCTTTTCAGTTATGGTTAAACAACAATCATCTACCCATAAATTTAACCCCCTTCCAATATCAGCATCTAGTGTATCTCCGGGAACAACATTACCATTACCACCCCATTGTAAAAATATAAGAACCCTATTTTCAGGAGCAAGTGTAATTGTTTGTTGTCCATTAAAGTCATAAAGAGTTTTTACTCCACTATTAAATGTATTGATAGCACTATCTCCTAAATAAAATCTTTGAGTTTCACTACCGCCATTCGGAGCATCGCCATTTGTAACCTGAATACTTAGGGCTACACTTGCCGTTTCGCCCGGCTTTCCATTTGGAAAATCCCACTCAAAAGCACCATTAATTTGTACATTAAAAGTTAAAGTGCGCGTAAATGATGAATTGTTTTTAAAACAAACGCCCTTTGTCGGATTCCACTTGATTTGTTGTAAATCAAATGTTGAACCAAATGGTTCTTTAAAATCTGTGTTTTGAAAATACGCAGGTATTATCGCTGCAAAATCTTCTAGCACCCACCCACCCGAATAAGTCCAAAACAACTCCGCATATTGTGGTATGCCAACATTTTCTTCAATTAAATCATTGGCAAACGCAGCCAAATAAAGTTCCTGTGTATGAAGTCTAAGACTATCAACACTTGGTTCTGCAATGGTGTTTCCATCAAGGTCTTTGAGTATATTCAAATCAACCTCAACGCCCATCCTTGACTTAAACTTTTCGCGGAAATTATCATCAATAATCCCAACCGTTATTTGCCAAGAATCGGTATCGCAAACATTGAACTCTGAATAAACCGCTAGGTTTAGGAATCCATTGAACTCCCAAGCAACGCCATTGATATAAACATCAGAAGTAATCTTGATGGTTATTTCAGCGTTTATAAAATATACATCGTATAGGGATTTTATCAGTTTAGCACCCTTTCCGTAGAATGAAATTTCTGTTGAAAAAGGTTGGTCAATCCCATCTGCATCAGTCCTTAACGCAGTAAATTCAATAGCATCCCAACCGATAGGTTCTTCTACTAGAATATCATTTAAATAGAAACTCCATCCTGCCATAGATGCAAAGGTATCAAAAAAAGGCTCGAAAAATCCGAGCCTCTTTAACGCTTACAAAAACTAACCAAGAAGCCTAAAGACCCTTTTGTGGAAACCTATTGTTCAAAATTTTGGTACTCCTTCGTTCGGTTCTGATGAACTTTTCAAAACCGCGTTCATCCATATTTATTTGATGAATTGGAAGCCCTTTTAGTATTGAACCAATTTCATCCAACTTACCCTCTATTGGGTTATAAACCTTTTTCGGTTGAGCCTTGCCTTGCGATGAAGCCCAATAAAGTTCTTCCTTGCTCAACATATTGTTTGGTATTACCTGAGAACCTTTTGGCAGGTCAAGCAAGGTAGCGGTAGGTGGCGTATAGTAAACCTGTCCACTTTCTGTAACAACCCTTTCGATACCAACCTCACCAACTATCGCTGCGCCCCCTTTGTGGCGTTTGTTCCTAGTTCCCTTTTCATAGTTTGGAACAGGTTGCGCTAAGATTGCTGCTATTTGCGCTCCTGCGATTAATCCTGTCAATATCGCCAATGGTGCGGTTACAACACCCGATAGTTGCTCTGCAATAATTGGGGCAGTCCTGAATACAACTTCGGCTATTGCTTGCGTTTGTTGCGACCTGAATTGCTCAAGTTTAATCCGCTTTTCTTCTTGCCTTTGCTTTTCCCTGATTGCCATTATCTTTTGCGTATTTCCATCGGCAAGCCTTACTTCTTCATCCGCGTTTTGTTGAATTGAAGTTAATTCCTTGTCAAGTTGTTGAATCCGAATATCTAGCATCCCACTAACGATTGTGTTGCTAAGATTCGCAACCTCTTTAAATACCGCTATTTTGTAAGCCTTTCTTTTTTCTTCATACTCAATCTCAACGCTATTCTTCTGCTCCTCTAGGTTTTTCATATCAGCCAAGATTTGCTCATTCTCTCGCGTTCTATCTTTTTTATCAACATCCGAGTATTGAACATTCAAATCATATCTGCTTTGTAGTTCGTATAACTGATTGTCAATCCTTTCTTGCGCTTGCTTTTTGTATAGCAAATTCAGTTTTTGTTCATCATCGCCCCTTGTTTTTGCAAAGTTCTCTTCTTGCAACATCATTGCATCGGCATTGGTTTTCATTACCGAAAGTTTAGAATCGAGGTCTTTCTTATCGCTATTGAATTGCTCTTTTCTGATTTTATCCCAATACGCGACCCTTTCCTTCATATCTATATCATTGTACTTCTTGGTAATATCTACCCTAGCCTTTTCCTTGCTATCCCATAAGTTATTCAAAAGGTTACCATAAGAATCAATTAAAACCTTTTTCTTATCTCCTTCTATGGCTTCATTTTTTATAACTTCATCCCTTTTTTCTTCAGCCCTTCTGATTAGTTCTGAATAGTTTTTATCTGACTCTTCTATTTCTCTTTCAAATTTAGTCTTAGTAATTTTCTCTGATTTACCCGCAGCCTTTAGTGCAGCGTCATTAATCTGTTCGTAATCCTTTACGGCATTATCGTATGCCTCTTTGTGATACTTTTCAGTATTCCTGCGCAGGTCTGCGTTCATTTTAGATTGTTCCGCAGTACGCAAATTGGCATTGTTGCTAGTTAATTCTCTAAGGTCTTTATAGACTTCTGTTTCTGACTTTAGAGATTCCTGATAGTATTTATCATCTACCTTTTTCTTTTGAGAATTGAAGGAAATTTCAATGCGCAGTAATTCTTGACCCAATTTATAAGAATCATCAATCCTTGCTTCGGCATAAAGTTTTCTAATCTTTTCCTGAAGTTCAAGCATCTGAAGTTCTTTGGCATATCTATTTTTTAAAGACTTGCCCTCTTTCTCTGCTTCTTCATCTGATTTTTTTTGTGCTTCGGCTTTACCTTCATCAGCAAGTCTTTTAAGTTCTTCATTTCTAGTTCTAGCCAATGAAACTAAGTCCTCTGTTTGTTGATTAATAGTTGATTTGGCTGCAATCATATTTTCCGTTAGCACATTCATTGTACCCCTAGTAGCCATTTCAATCGGGGATAGAAGCGTATTAACACTTGCTTTCAGTACAACACCGCCATTAATCATCAACCTTTTGGCACTATCTATAAAGCCCATTAAGTAAGGTCTTTCAGCCTGACCCAATTCTTTTGCGGCTTTAGTATATGTTTCTTGTTGAAACTTGTAAAAAGCAATAGTTCCTGTTTTTCTATCATTCAATGCCCTCTGCGCTGCTTCGGAAACCGTTAGTTCAATCCCCTCTTTTTCTTTTGCGCTTTTTTGTAATTGTTCAATTTCATACAGGACATTTTTCTCTACCATAACCTTCCGCTTATTATAGTAATCAAGTTCATTCTCTGCGGTGTTTTGCGCAAGCCATTTAAACATATCGGAAATGGCAGCTAATCTATCTAATAGCCATTTTATAGAATCACCTATACCACCCGACATTATCTGAACGATGGCGGTTTCTAGGGAAGTCCAAAAAATATTGAGTTTTGCCGTTAAAGTGCTTGTGTTGTCTGCGGCAGTTCCAAAAGCAACTTCAATTTCTTTAGCGAAATTTGGCATTACCTCCTTGGTGATAATATCGCCCTTGCGCATTAAAACATCAAGTTCGCCCACCGGAATCTTCATTGATTTAGCCAACAATTCCATCGCCCCCGGAAGTCTTTCGCCCAACTGCTGCCGTAATTCTTCAGCCGATATTTTATTTTTGCTATACATCTGCGAAAGTGCTAAAAACACCAACTTGGTGTCATCCGCACTAAGACTTAAAGCCGCAGATGCTTTCGCAAACGCCCGCATTTCAGCGTTTATTTGTTGTTGAGAAACCCCCGCAAAGGAAGCGGCTGCTGCGAATGATTTATAACCATCAACCAACGACTGAACATTCAATCCCAAATTCTGAGATAGCGCAGTCATATATGATAATTGCTCATTTGCTTTTACCGAACTGCCTGTAACAAATGCAAGCGTCTTGCCCATTTGCTCAAACTGAATGGCTACATCAAATGCGTATTGGGCAAATTGTTTTAGTTTATCAACTACGAATAGCGCACCAAACGCAGGTATTAGCGATTTAACAACCGACCCAAGGTTTCCAAATGAATCGCCAATACTATCTCCCGCATTTGTACCTGCCTTACCTGTCGCGTTGAGTTGGTCTTGAAGTTTCTTCAAGTCAGCCAATAGTTTCCTTTCTTCTGCCGTGATACCACTCATTGCCTGAGTCGCAGCCTGTAACTGCGAAGTATCTAGGACATACTTAACATGAATTTCATTATTGGATAAAACTGCCATTTTCGTAATAGATTTAAGCAAAAGTAAATAAAAACCCCACCAATTATGGCGGGGTGTTTACGCTGAACGAATATTAT